GTATTCAGCATTTGGTGAACTTATGTGGGCACCTGAAGAGCATAGACCGTTTAAGTGTTATACAGGCTCAAGCGAGGCGTCACAGGTCACTCTAGGGGCTATCACAGACGCTCGAAAATCAGATAGAACAAACAGTCTAAAACCTAATCCCGGTTCAAATGACTTGCCATTTATTATTGCAGGGCGTCAAGTTTACGCAATGGCAGTTGTTGCAAATGTGAATGCGGCCGCCGATTATGGATCAAAACCTGCTGACGGCCTGAAGGCAGTTGATGCCTCCGTGTGGGATAGCGGAAAACGTCAATATGCTACTGTTCGTGGTCTTTCAACTGTTGAAATTAAGAACAGTGTTGTTAATGTATCTGACAGTATTATGATGTACCACCCTGACGGTGAAGATCCCCCGGCGTATCGTTATGATTGCGATATTGAAAAGATATGCGCAGTTATTTACAATGTTGATCTTATTTTCAACAATGCAGAAGTTGACGGTTCGCCATTGCCACAAGATGATCAGGCGGTTACAAATCCAACCGCACGTAAACCGAAAAGTTACCTGTCGAAGCTTTGGAAAATGTTTGATGCACTAGGTAAGGACGTAATCATCACTGATGTTAATTATGCAAAAGATAATACTACAGTTACTATTGACGGCTCTAACCCTAAGCGGGTTAACTCAAGAGTAGTCTATAAAGTAGCCGGAAACGGTAATGTATTTTCAATAACACAAGAGTTTAGCTTTTTCTTTGGAGGTGCATCATGAGTGCCGGGCCTTTAGAAACCATCAGTGTTGATGGTCGTGAATTTCAAGCCGTTGGTGACGCATCCCCTGATCGTATTTTGGGCGGATACACTAACGAAATTTTAATCAATGGTAATCAGAAAACACACAGGACATTAAAAACGCCTACTCCATGGTCAATGGCTGATAGTGAGTTTGAGTGCAACGATGAGCTCGGAGATCAAGAGTACCTTGCAGCTAAACAGGCCAGCGATGCCGACCTTGACCTTGTTTACACATATGCCAGCGGTTCAGTGTATCAAGGTGTTGGACAGATTACAGGTGACTTGGCACAAAAGGGAATGACAGAAACTGTATCATTCGGCGGTGGAGGCTCTGGCGAATTGAAGAAAATGGGATAAGAGGGTTTTACATTTTGGGGGGCGGGCGTGACCCTGCCTGTTTGAAAGCCCCCCATTTTTTAACAAAGGGGTTTGTATTATGGAAAATGAAACTAAGAACGAAGTTGAAACAGTAGTTACTTTAGAAATTGCAGAAGCAGACTTTGATAGGATTTGCAAAGTTGCCCGCCTTAAGTGGGATCGCAAAAGAGACTTACTTGTTCAAAAAGACCTTAATCTTGATCGCGATTATATCATTGAGGAAATAATGGACGGGCGAATAACTGTCAATGATATGGGCTGGCCAACTGTGATAACTGAAAGCGAGACATTGCCAGTTGTTAAATTTCAAAGGCGACCAACGGGCAAGGATATGCTCGCAATGGATAGATACAAAGAAGGGCAAGACGCTAACAAATATATGGCTATAATAGCGCAGTATTTGGGAATTGCAAAATCAATTTTAGAACAATTGGACGGTGTTGACCTTGAAATTGTTCAAGCGATTCACGGTATATTTTTGGCAAACAGAAACTGATATTGAACTGGTCATAGGCGGCGAAAGCAGGGTTAGGAACAAGGACAACTATGGTGATTGCGTATACAGGGAAATGATGACAGCAGTTGCAAGAGTTTACAGAAGTGCGCCAAACGTTTTAGAGCTAGATGTCGATGAAATTGAGTTTTTTTATAACGGAATTAGAGCAGAATTAGAAAGTTTGACTAAACCGAATGCCTAAGAATTTAAGAATCAAAACCTCCTTTGAGGGCAAAGATAACCTCAGTCGCCCATTGTCTCGCATGGAGCGCAATTTGAAGCGTATGGGCATGGTGACAAATAGACTTTCAAAGAGTTTTAAGAGGCTAGGCCGCAACATGATGAAGGTAGGGCGGTTTGCTGGTAAGGTTCTAAAGCGGGGGTTTTTGGCGGCGGGCATCGGGCTTGGCGCAATGGCTTTCGGTATTAAAAAGCTGGCTGATAGTTTTTCAGTTATCGAGAATGCGGAGGCTTCGTTTACTCCGCTTCTAGGTAGTGTTAAAAAAGCAAAAGAGATGGTTCAGCTACTTAACGAGACAGCGGCTACAACCCCGTTTCAATTTGAAACTTTGGCCGGTACAGCCTCGCAATTATTACCCTCTATGAATGGCAATATAAAAGAAACGATCAAGTTGACTAGAATGATGGGTGATACAGCTGGCGGTAATGCTCAAAAAATGGAATCCATTACGCGCGGTTTCAATAAGACCCTAATCAAAGGCAAAGTTGACCTTGAGGCTCTTAATATGATTGCAGAGGCCGGTGTACCTATTTTTCAACAGCTAGGAAACCAGCTAGGGTTAACCGGCGATGAGATGTTTGACGCAATCAGTGACGGCGATGTCAAAGTAAAAGACTTAACTGATACATTCAAGACCATGACCAGCAAGGGCGGTATCTTTTTTAAAGGCATGGAGATTGCTTCTGAAACTTTGTCAGGTAAGATTTCCACAATGAAGGATAATGCAATGTTGGCAGCCGCGGCAATTGGTGAAGCATTAGCGCCTACTCTCAAAGAGCTTGCGTTAAGTGCTACTGAAATCGCCAAGCAGGTATTAGCGTGGGCGCAGGCGAATAAAGAGGTTATAGCGGCAAAATTCAAAGAGTATGTTGAAAAAACAATCCAAGTTGCAAAGGATTTATACAATTGGGTTGTCGATAATAAGCAAGCGTTTTTTGATTTATGGAACGTGCTAAAAACCGTTGTAACAGTTGGCTTTAGAATAGTGAAGTTTTTTGTAGAATCCAAAGAGGCTGTTATTGCATTGGTTGCCGCATTTGCTACGTTTAAAATAATGATGTTTGCAAATCAAATGGGTTCGCTGGCATTGTCTACAGCAAGCGTTGGAACATCGGCGGCTGATTCCGTTCAAGGTCTTGCGTCAATGTCAAGCAAATTATCTAAAATGCTAGGCATAGTTGGCGCATTAGTTGTTATGTACCAAGCTTTAAGTTTTGCCGCAGAGCAATTTGACAGAGCACGGGATCTAAGAACCCAAAGAGATAATTTAGCGACTAATAGCCAGTTAGGTCTTGCGAAAGCTAATGTCAAGCTCTTTACGGACAAAGAGTTATCCAACAGGCTCAAGTCTCAAACTGACTTACAAACTGACCTATCGTCTAAAAAAGCTAATTTCTTGGGTTTCGGTGGACGCACAATTGAAGAGGATGCGCAACTTGAGGGTATGAGGGGTAACACTGAAAAGCTACAGCGTGAAATTGCAAGACGCAGCGCAGGCGGTGAACGTGAATCATTCAGTACCACTACAAGCAATACAGAAAAAACAGAGATAGTCATAAAAGATGAGACAGGACGCGCCTCAGTTACCAAGGGCGGCAAGTCTAAGAATCTTGAACTTGTCCAGACGGGTGCATTCTAATGGGCTTGCTAGACAAATTTAAAAACATACTTTTGGGAGATGAAGATCCAGAGAGGCCAGCATGGATTGAGCGACTACAACCGGCTAGCTATGTAAGTCAAAGTGGCCAAAAGGTTGATTTTGATTATGGCGATCTAAATGCTACATTTAATAAGAAAATAGCAGTATTTGAAAATTCAAATTCCGATGGTGTCTATGTTCAAAACAACGGCGTAGGCGGTCACTCATTCCCGATGGCTTGTTTCTTTTCGGGTGGTAATCACGATAAGCAGGCAAGCGCATTTATAAAGGCATTACTTGAGACTGGCCCCGGTACTTTATACCACCCAATTTTCGGATACACTTCGGTTATGCCGGGGGGGCAAATACAATACGTTTCTGAATTAGTATCAAGAGCAAATCAAACTACAATACTAGTGGAATTTCTTGAAACAACTGGTTTGCAAATCGGTGGACAAGCGGGGTTTCAACAAATTGTTGATTCTTTTAATGATGCCTCAAGTGCAAGTTTTGCCGACAAGATAAATACAACTGATATAGTCGATGAGGAAAATTTCAAGACTAAATTTGTTAATGCAGTTGGCATTACAAAGCGATCACTAAAAGCAGTTTCCGGGACGGTTACAGGCGTGCAAAATGATATTGATGATATTGGAGATAGCATCATCGGTGGAATAGATTTATTAGTGGGTACGCCATTGACTATTGCGCGGCAAACTCAAATCCTTATAGATACGCCAGCCAGAATAAAGGGCGAAATAAAAGCCGTCCTAGCCGGATATAGGGACATGGCTCAAAGCATATTTGGTACAGAACCCGACCCAAGTGGCTACGACTTCGAGGCTGAAAATAACTTCTATATTGATAAGCTGTTTGTCTCATCAATGGTTTCAAGTTCAGCTACGTCTAGTTTGCAAAATGAATATACTACAAAAACTGAATTTGTCAATAACGCAAAAGAGCTTGTTGATTTACTCAAAGACTATGTTGATTGGTCTGATGATGGATATACCATTATTGACCCAAACCTTGACGATGGTGACGGTTATAGTGAATTACTGGCAGTAATAAACAGCTCAATAGGCACCCTGTTAGATTCAAGTTTTAACGCAAAAACAGAATTTACAATTATATTGGATAGTGATCGCGGCATGCAAGAGCTATGCTTTGAGCTTTACGGTTCTTCAAAACCTGACGTGTTAGATTTATTTGCCAGTACAAATGACTTTAGCGGTGATGAGTACTTCATAATCAAAGAGGGGCGCGAAATTGTCTACTACTTATAGAACAGTTTCGGGCGATACGTTTAATCTTGTTGCAAGAAAGACAACAGGAAAAGACACCACTGCCAGCACGATCAAAAGTGCCAACCCCGGAATTATAGAACCGTTTAAAATTGGCACTGTAATACAAATACCGGATATTATTGATCTTGATTCTGATTTAAAACCAGAAGGTGTTGACATTAAGATAAACAATATCCCGATAAATGTATTCGATAATTTCACTATATCGAAATCGATTGACGCAATCAGGCGCGTATATTTTGAAATGCCAAACGAAAAAGAGACGCGCGATGTCATATCGCAGGGTAAATACAATGATCTGATAGTTGGATTCAATGGCGATTTAATGTTTACAGGCTTTTGTATTTTCGCAAAACCAGAAGGTAAAATTTTAAAGATAAACGGTTTTTCAAAATGCTCTATACTGGAAAATGCACCGGCACCGCAAAGCGCATTTCCTCTTGAGTTTACAAATTCAACACTTGGCGGTATTGCTAAACATTTATGTGAACTAATGGGTGTCGGTTTTAGCTTTAGTGATGACAGTGGAGCAAGATTTGACAGAACAGATATTGAGCAAACACAAGTTGTACTTGATTATTTTGCACAGTTGGCGACACAGCGTAATTTTATCATCTCTGACGATGTGCACGGTGGTGTTGTATTCTGGCGCGGCATAGAATCAGGCAGTCCGATACTTACAATTGACGATACACAAAGCCCAAGTGTCACGGTTGATGTCAAATTCGAAGAGCCGGATTATTACAGTTCTGTTACTGGGGTTTTAAAGACTAAAACAAAAAAAGTTGGTGCAAGCTTTACAGTCGAAAATCCGTTTTTCAATGGCATAGTAAAACCCTACAATTTCGAGGTTAAAGAATCGTCAGAGGGTGAACTTAAGACGGCTGTTGAAACTGTAGCAGGTAGAATGTTTGCAAAAGCTTTTGTTGTTACAATGACAATTGCAAGTTGGATTGATGATAATAATGACACAATAGATGTTAATAAAATTGTTAGATTGCGAAGTCCTGACAATTATATTGAGGATTATTTTGATTTTCTTGTCAAAGATGTATCTCAAACAGTGACAGGTGGCTCAAAATCGAGTACCTTAAACTTGGTTTTACCGGGGGTATTTAGTGGAAAAATACCGGAGAGTGTACCATGGAATTAGGACAAATAAAAGAGATTGAAATTGTTGATAATACTTTTATAGCTATTGTCACAGTTGCCCCGCGTATTGACAAAACAGCAACACTGTATAATGCCCCTAATATTACAAGCCGTCCGCTTGTTGGTGACTTTGTTTCAATATCACAATCGGGTGCTGAATATGTAATAAATTCAGTTTATAATAATGTAGAATGTGGCGAAGGCGGCTCAAAGACATACGCGCGCGATGCCGATGGAAATGTAGTTGCAAGCTTTGAGTTGAAAAATGATGGAAGTATGAAGGGTTTAAACAGTGAGGGATTTTTTGAACTTGGAACCGATGGAACATTTAATGTAAATGATAATTTTAAGGTGATAGAATGACACTTGAACTTGTAGTAAATGAAAACTTGACCCTTGACCATTCGTCAGGTTCACTGATTGACGGTGGTTCATTTACAGTTACAAGTTTACCTTCTGAAAAAAACTTTGCCGGTGATAAGAAAATATATGGAAGCCCTTTAGTTTTTACCTTTGCCGGTGGAAACGCAACGGGATTTTTGGACGGATCCGTTTTGACGGTCGCGGCTGTTAGTATGATTGCAACTGCAATAAAAGTTACGGTTGATAATAAAAAAGTGATACGCGAGGGTGACAGCGTGACAATGGCTTGCATCGGAACCATTGACCCGCCGCCGCCGTCAGCACCATTTACTGGCCCTGTATCAGGTGACGTGGAAATAACAGACGCGGGCCAAGAAAAGGCTTTTGCACAATGACACAAGCAGGTGACGTTTTAATATTTCAGGGCGTAGACGATGGCGACATTGAGAGTGTTGACGGTATTATCACAATGACAGCCGGTCTTGAATCTATGTATTATTTGATTTTAGTTGGTGGCAATGAAAACGATATTAACACGCCTGACACAAAGCATCTTGAATGGCTTGGCAATGAAGACGAACCAGTCGAAAGACAGTACAGAGGGCGCGTACAAGCACTTTTAAACGGTATGCCAATTACAAGCGGCACAATGCAGACTTTAAAAGATGCGTGCATTGATGATTTAAGTGTTGGATTTGGCGACTTGATTACAGCACTTGATTGCACGGTTTACGCACTGAGTACAAATAGAGTAAAAATTGAAACAATTTTAATTTTAGCCAATGGAGTCTCACAGACGCTGGCTATAGAATTGGATAAGAAGTCATGAGATTTACAGCAAAAGAAATTAGCGATACAATAATTGCACAAATTGAAACTGAATTAAACCAGACCGTACCCCTATTTCCAAAAGCATTTAACAGGGTAATAGCCAAAGCCTTTGGACTTGTTTATGTAGTTTTATTTCAATTTTCAAACTTCATTTTTGCTCAAATGTTCATCAGCACAGCAAGTGATAAGGATTTTACAGTTGGTGGTATTAAAGTAAACCCGTTGCAAATGTGGGGCGATCTTGTCGGACTCCAAAGAATTGAGGGCGAACGCTTTGAATCTGACTTTTTGATAAATACGATTGTTCAGGGTGGTACGCTATTGAGCGGCTCCCAAGTAGTAAATCCAGAGACAGAAGAAGTGTATTTGACCGTTGGCGACACGGCATTGACAGGGCCGCAGGTTACAGCCACAATCAGGGCGGTTAACTATTCTGCTAGTGCAAATGTAATCGAGGGAACCGTAATGGCTTTCGTGAGTGCGCCCTCTGACGTGAAAAAGAATGGTACTGTTAGTACAATTAATGTTGTTGGTGGCGACCCTGAAACTACAGAAGAGTTTAGGGCACGTCAACTACAATGGTGGTCTGCCCGTCCTCAAGGTGGCGCATATGCCGATTATAGAGAGTGGGGGATGGATGCCAGTCCAGACGTTAAATGGATTGGGCCATTTTCAGGCGGTACAACTTTAATACCAAGTAGCGGAGCTGGTCAAGTTGACGTCTATGTTGAATCAAAGACGGCTACTGACGGCATTGCAGACGCGGCCTTGCTAGAAGCTGTTTATGACAATATAGAATTAACTGCAGACAGCGGACTTGCTAACAGGCGACCAATTAACGCATTTGTAAATACGGCCTCAATCCAGAGAATTGAAATAGATGTAATAATTGCCGGTTTAACATCCCCAGATGTACCAGCCACACAAGCCAAAGTTGAAGACGCGGTTGAGAACTATTTGTTGCAGCGTGAAAATTACATTTTGGGATTGTCTGTACTGCCTCGTAAGGACATTATAAGTCGAACCGAATTAGGCGGTATAGTCGGGCGCGTGGTAGCCTCCCAAGGCGGTACAGTGTCAACCGTGACCACTTTGTTCAGTGCAGTTGCTTTCGATGTTAAAGCCCTATTAGAAGGCCAAAAATCAAAGACGGGAACTGTTACATGGAGTTAACTTTTTGGCAAAAATTTGTTTCATTCCTACTGCCAAAGGGCAGGGCGTGGACAATTATTATCGAAAAGACTTTAAGCCTTTATATCAAAGCCCTGTCTATTGTTCCCAAAATTATACATGATCACGTTGCCGGTTTATTTCTTGAGATATTCCCAAATACTACCAATTATCTATTAGAATGGTCAGAGCAATTCGGCTTTGCAAATGCGCGAACGGCTGAACAACTTGAAAATGAATGGTCACAGGGAGCTGGACAGTCTCCAAACTTTCTGCAGAACATATTACAGGCCAATGGTTTCACTAATTGCTTTGTGCATGAGTGGTGGGCTGACAGTGTACCAAATGCTCGCAATCCTATTCCACTAATTGACCGTGTAAATAACAATCTACTTGTAAATAAGATACAAACAGTCGGTTTGAATTATACATACCAAGATGGTGACGGCTCACAGGATGGTGACGGTTCACAAGATGGCTCATTTTCTGGAATATTATTTACAGATAAAAAATACTTTGCTGTTGATGATACTGATTTATACCCGAACTACTTTTATGTTGGTGCGGAGACATTCCCAAATTTTGCAAGTATAAAAAATGACACATTGCTTGAGCTTGAGAGACTTATTTACAAATATAAACCAATGCATTTAAGATGCGTTTTGCTGGTTAATGAGCACACAATAATCAAAAGCACTTATGGTGCTACGGACGTATTAAAAGACACTTACGGCGACACGGCTGTAATTAAGGACAAGGTGAGCTAATGGCAGAACCAACACCCACAGACATAGCGGATATTAGACAAGACAATAGCTTTACAAGGGCGCAGATTTTGGCCGGTGTCGCTAATGCTGAAAATCATATCTTCTTTGCAAGTGATACAGGTGACGTTTTTATTTCTGATCCATCTGGAAACATTAAAGAGTACAAGGCATCGTATCAAGAGACAAGCGATCCACTAGTTACAAGTGACAGTGCAAACGGTTACAACACTATGGAAACGTGGCTGAATACGGCAAGTGGAGCCTATTATATTTGTATTGACAATACCCCCGGCGCGGCGGTTTGGCTTTATATTCTAGGCGGTTTTATTTCCGAAGCCTTAACAGGTACGGTTGACGGCGTAAATACTACTTTCACAATCCCGTCCGGTGACGTTGTAAATGATGAGGGTATGGCTTTTTGGAATGGTAGACTTGCAGACGATAATTACACTATAACAGGTGATACAGTTGAATTTTCAGTGGCTCCAGCAACCGGGACAAAGCTATGGTTTGTTGGCAACGTAAATTTAACTAGTAATGTAAAAATAGTAAAAGCACAAAACTATTTATTAGTGGCTGAAACAGGCGGAGATTTTGACGATTTGGCGGCTGCGGTGGCTTTTACAGGTGCGACAAGCGCGAGCAATCGATGGGCAATTGATGTGGCTCCGGGTACATATGAGATCACGGGTACAATAACGGGCAAAGAATACCTATCTATCAGAGGACTTGGCGACCTCCAAACAGTAAGACTTACACACTTGACCCCAAACGTGAACATGTTTGAAATGGTCAACCTTTTTACTATTTCTGGCGTTTCGTTTCATGGAGTAACAGGCACGGGATATGCAGTTTCGCATACAGTGGCCGGTTTATCCTCAATTGCTCGTTGTATTTTTTCAGATTGCGAAAACGGTATAAACATAAACCATGCAAGTGCAAATTTCACAGCGGACAATATTGGATTTGTTAGCACTACAGCAACAACGGCAAAGGGCGTATTTGTTGAAAGCGGATCGGCTATTATAAACGGAATACGAAGCGTTGCCGGTGACGTTACAACACTAATAGAGGGCACGGGTGTTGGTTCAATTATAGATATAACCAGCCTAAAATCATTCAATCCCGGCTTATTAACCGGTATATACATGCGCGACCTATGCCGTTGCGTGGCTTCTAATATTTCGATTGTTGGCAGTCTTGACGGCGTGGTTGTTCAGGGCGGAGCAAATGTAAAAATAAACGGTGGCGCGATATTCAATTGCGGACAGGACGGATTGAGAATAAACGACACGGGCAGCAATACAGACGTGACAGTCCAGAGCATGAACATTGAAGGCAGCACGCAATGGGATATAAATTTATTAAGTGCAACTTGCACACTCTCGGGTAGTGGTCAAATCTCAGGCGACTTGGTTAACCGTGTTCCAGGTGTCCGTATGATAATGGGCAATATAACGCTAAAAGAGGACGATGAGGGTTTTGATGTTTTAGGCGAACTACACGTCGGCTCTCCTGAAAAAGGTGCTGAATCAAGTCAAGGCCGGGGCGATTCCTACACTCGCGGTATGTTTGTTTTTGAATATGATGGTGCTGATTTTACGGACGTGTCAACAGAGGCGAGAAGTGCCAGTGTATCAACCTTCACAATACCGGGATTAACCGCAGACAATGCCGTTTATATCGCGTCAAGCCTCAAGGATAGTGAGACATTGGAGTTTTTAGAGCATCCGGGAATTAAGGCCAAGATTGATACAGCATGCGTTCCCGGTGCAGGTGAAATAGTAATTGAATATTGGAACGGCGCAAGCTGGGCAGAAGTAAACGGATTTGAAGTTGATGAGGAACAAGGCAGGTTTCCACATGCTAAAGATTACTTTGAGAGAACAGGGTCGGCGCATATACGGTATAATTCACAGCTTGTAATTGATAGTTGGACGAAAAACGATCCTATAGTGCCCGCACTTGGAACTAGTTACTATTGGGCTAGATTTAGAGTGGCCACAGAAATAGATACAGCCCCAATATTTGAACAATTCAAATTGCACACTGACACATTTGAGCCAAACTCTGACGGGTGGCTGGAATTTAGAGGACAAGCAAGGTCAATAGGTCAATTGCCTGTTAACTTATCGGGTGCAAGTCCATTCGCTGGCAATATGCAAAATCAATCTTTGTGGGTCAATGAAGATGTTGCAGTAGGATTTACAACTAATAAATTTACAGCCACGTCAGACATAACTGGAGTAAACGGGTTCTTACCTTACGATTGCGATACCTCATCACCCTTAAAGCTGATTTGGAAGGGTGTTCCAAGCGCATCTGCTACAATTGAATTTACAGTGAGAATGTTTCACGTAGCAGACGGCGATACGGCATACACATCAAATCCAGCTCTTGCTCCCGGTTTAATTACAGAGATTGTATCAAGGGCAGTTACAGTAAACATATTTGAATTTTTTGAAGTTGACCTTGATGTCTCTAATATTGTCTCACGTAGAGACGGAGGCTTTGGCGATCACGTCTGGATAAGTGTTCAGGCCACAACCTTAAGCGGTAATTTTTCCATATCAGGCTCACAAGTTACATACACTAAATGGTGTGAAGGGGGGCATGTATAATGGGACAAAATGATATTATATTAGCAGATTTAAGCGCGGAGGTATTGAGTGACATAGGCAACGCCACCCACCTCAATGGCGTATTCATATCCGAAGACGTGCCAGCAGAAGACGGGATTAAAGCTTGGTTTTTAAAGCTGATTTATTATTGGAATCTTGTCATCTGGAGTAGTGACCTTGCACAATTATCGTGGGGTAAAGGCAGGGTTGACATAAGTGGGACAAGTGGACTCATTGCAACCGCAGTAAGTGGAACACATCTTATCTCTACACCGGCACTAGACATAAGAGACAAGACTGTAACTTTTAGTATGAAAGCTCGAAAGGGAGTAGTCGACTTTATTAGAACTTCAATGGGTGGTGGTACATTTGCAGAGACTAATTTTGATTTAGGTACTGGTACTGTGTTGAATACCGCAGCAGACGTTACTAGGATAACCGATGATGGCGAGGGCTGGTATTTTTGCGCATCTCAAGCTAAGTCCAGTGTCGGATCTAACACGGGATTTATAGCACTGACACTGGACGGAATTGTAGACAGCTTTATGGGTGACGGGGTTAGTGTTTATGCAGATATAAAAGAAGTTCAGGTCAACGAGGGCACAATAGCCGCCAACTTCCCGCACATCGACACAACAACCGTTGCAGTTTCAGCACCGGCGTATGTGCATGAAGAGATAGGCAGCGGTAAAAAAGTTAATGTTTTAACCGGAGTTCTAGAGACACCGGCCTTGTCCATAGCAGGCGGAACTATCACAGAATATTACGACGGATTCGTAGGTAGTGAGCAAGCTTATTATATACGCTTTGATGAAACTGTTACAGTTGATACTGAAATACAACCATTATGGGCAACTTGCCCGATAACGCGATTTACAGGAATTAAAGGCGATATTTACAACGGGTCAACACAGCACTTGTCCCTCGGTTCTTATCTGGCGAGTACAGCCTTTTCGGCACTTGAGATACAAGGCGTGGACCTCAATTTGAGACTTGGCAGTAGTTTCCACGATATTGGCGACGCCTATCTGATAGAACTTAGATATTTAAAATAAAGGAGCAAATAAAAATGATAAAATTAGAACAATTTGAAGGTCGAAACATTTTAGAGCGTACTGGACGCGATGAGCGTAAAAACTTGCCGGGGGAGCTTGCCCTTGAAATCGGTTTACGTGCGACGATGATTCAAGATGCCATCCATGAAAAACATAATTTAAAAGATGCGACGAACGCTGAAAAGTGGGCCGATATTGAAATTGATGCTATACCCTTTCCTATCTCAAAAGTGCGTGAAATACTTAACGAAGAAATTGAAATTGAAGGTAAAATGGTTAAGAAAAACGGCGCGGCGTCTCAATTCTTTACGGGGCCGATGTTAAAAATGTTTGATTTTGATAAGTGATAACCAGAACAGGAGCATACAGTGACTAAAGCAGACCAAGCGACATTTGACGAATTCAAAGACGGCCTCAATAAATGGCTAGATTCATTTAAAGAAAACATCGATTTAAAACTAGGCCATATGGATGAGCGAATTGACGCACTAACAAAGGTGTCAACTAGAAAGCCACTAATGACCAAAGAGCGTGGCGCATGGTCTGCCCTTTTAGTTGGCGGTGTAATTTTAAAAGTACTTGAAAACGCAGGCTGGATTGCAATATGAATTATATTTGCAAAAGTACAATAATGCGCTATAATAAACCAAGGCAACTAACAAAAGGGGTTTATTATGGCAAAATGGGTTTTAATTTTAGTAGCACTTTCTTTGAATTGTGCAGAGCAGGACTTTGATTATGATAACGATCAAGATGTTTACAATGAGTATAATTATTATGATGAAGGGGAGGGCGATATGGCTTTAAATTTTAGCACACTAGCAGAACTTGCGGGTAGGCATGTGCCACCCGATGCAGACTATCCTTATGGGTCGGCGCAGAATGAAACCACAGAAGGTGCCGACGATGGAACGCCACAGATTGCCAAGCTAAGGAATGACGTACAGGGGTTTCTACAGGGGCTATTGCAAAAGGCCGGCATAGTTCCAGACGGCGATCCGGATATAGCGGCGGGGCAGTACAGGGAAGCTTTGGATACTATGCCGATTTCGTTGACACAGTTGGCGGATGGTTCAACAATTATCACAAGCGGTAATCAGCTTTTAACTATCAACGTTAATACAATTGCCATTGCTAACACTTCAACAGGAGCTCAAACTGTTCTAAGTAGTAATGCATTGTCGCAAATTGCCCCCGATGGTGACACCTATTCGCTAATATCTGATCTTTTCAATGGTGGCACTCGCTATACAGGCACAACCCCCGGCACAGCAGTGACAACCCGTAGAAACTCGTTTGTAAATCCGTTTGCGAGTGTTACAGTTACTGACAACCTTATGACAATTAACGATCAAGTTGTGCTAACGGGTGTACCAGTCGGCGCAACAATTCACAATGTTGGAGTTTATTATACAAGAGACGCCGTGCCAGCTAGGCGCGTATATGTGCCTATGACTTGTGAGTTCTCATATGATAGCACATGGCTGACAGTGGAAAAAATGCTTGGCACTATAACAGCCGCTGGAGTGCCGACTATTACCGGTGATGTTGTAATGTATATCGACTATGACCCTAGCTTGGTTAACTAAATAGGCTAATTACTAGGCCTGTTTATTGTGCTATCTCAATTCTACATGAAGTGCTACGTGATGTTTCATACATAGCCAAGTTACAATTAAAGGCTGCGAGTAATCAGGATGATGAGCCTGTATTTTATTATCGGCTCCGCATACTTCACATGGCTGGCGTATTAGCTTTCCTAATCTTATTGCATTGCTTACCGCGATTCTTGCCTTGCGTTTTTGAGGGAATTTTAAAGCAGACTTGACACTTCTTGCAATCTCGCTAGCTTTACCTTTCTCGGTTTGGCGATATTCTCTCCTCTTGATTGCTATATATTCGGCGTTTTCCTTCCCGTACCTGCGCTTGTATTCTGCTATTTTTTCCTTGTTCTCTGATTGATACTTGCGCTTCTTAGTTTCTATGGATTCCTTGTTGGACTTGTAATAATTGCGCTTATATTCTGCTCTTTCCTCTTTGTTTTCTCTTTGGTATTCACGGTTGCAATCCTTGCACTGGCCCTGTAGTCCGTATTTCATGTTCTTGTTTTTATAAAAACTACCAAAATCTTTAACTATGCCACATCTGCTACATTTTTTATGATTCATTTTTTTATCTCCTCCACAAAAGATACCACCTTATAACATAAAAAAAGCCCCAATACAATAAAGTAATGAGGCTTACCCTGTGGAGGGGCAACGGAAAGTTGCAATACGTTAATACTCTTTTTATTCTCCAGCGTCAAGGCGTGTGTTTAATTTTTGTCGTTCTCTCGAAACCCCCTCACTCCATCAACCTTATGATTCTGCATTGTCGAAACTTCCATTTCAATTTTGCATTTCCTGCAAGTCTCAGGAACCGCCCTGAAACCCTCTTTTTCAGCTTTGCATTTTGGGCAAGTGTAAGTTACCATCATGAACTTGTTGATTGGTTTTTTCATTTTTTCACCTCAGTGATTGTCCCGATCTCATAGTGGCCGTGAAGGATAGCCAATAAATCGAACGCATGAGCTTTGTGCCTTGCTTCTACCGTGTATACTCCATCTGTATAAGTCTTCATACATCCCCCATATAGCTAATCACCGTGTCAATAATTTCTTGTGTACTGTAGCAAATCACGTATTTAATCCCAAACTTATTGCAGTATATTTCCCACTGCAATTGATTCTTTGACTGCCTACCTTTTGGCTTTTTGACTTCAATCCACAGTGAATTGTAATGTAGGTTTGCAAGTGGTAATATTAAATCGCTCACCCCGCTTTTAACGCCCTCCTTCTTCAAAATGGTAGCAGTAACAACGTTTCGATTTGAACCGTTAGGAACCGCATACACGGGAGATGACATTACAATCTCTTTCTTGCTATTTTCAAGTGGTATCAAAAATTCCTTCCACCGATAATTGAACAGCTTTTCAATCTCAACCATTGCGGCTATTTGGATTCTGGATTCAATGTTATTGCGTTTCATGATTTACCCCCAAACTTCGGAACATCCTTAAGCTCCGGAATGCACAAATGAACCCTGACTTTATTGACCAGATTAAACAATGGCAACCGCTCACCTACTGCATCAAACCATAGCCACCCATGTGAATCAGCATAAATATTCTGGTCTGCCCACTGCTCGCACGTCAAATGCGGACAATGCTGTTTTAATTCTGTTTGGGTGAGTAGTCTCATTTTAACCTCCCCCTCTCATAATTAACCACCCCTTGAGTAATTGCACAAGCGTGAATATCAACGTCATTCTTAATTATCTCAAGGTCTTTTTTATTGTCCATAAATCCGCACTCAATTAACACCGCTGGCATAGTTGTATTTTTAAGCACGTAAAAAGAACAAGGCTTAATACCTCTGTTTTTCAATTTGCTTTTGAGTGCCAAGCTATCACTAATGCACTGAGCGAGCTTTTTGCCCTCTACAGATCCCCTATAATAAAATACAGTTACACCCCTTGCGCGTCCCCAACCTTTATTTGTAGAGGCATTTGAGTGCAAACTAATAAAGACTGATTTCGTCCGTGCAAATAGGTTAGCAGTTTTAACCCTAGCTTTCAATGGCACGTTTATTGGACAGTTGCCAAGCAGGTTTTGAACTGTATATTTACCAGCCATAAATATCTCAATAGCACGGGCAAGTCTTGCATTCCCGTCACCCTCTTTGTACCCGTCTGTACTTCGCTTGCCCCGTGTATCAATCCTTTTATTCACAAGTGTTTTACCGTGGCCTGTTTCTAATATTACGTATTCAATTTTGGTCATACTAATTCAATCCCCTTGTTAAACTTAACGAATAATTTTCAGCGTTTCGCCTTCGTTGTTCTGCTAAAGCCTCCGGTGCTGATTTTGCCAACTCTTCTTTGAGCACTTCAAGATCTGCCAGCCACTTTTCCCGGCTTTCGTCATCTACTAATTTGTACTTGTGCTCAAACATATCACATCACCCTCTCAATCTCACAAGCTGAAAACTTCCCATGATACCCCCTCTTTGGCGACCCGTTGACATACAGCCCCTGTCCTACTATACTACCAACAGACCGCCACCAAATACGTTTTTTGATATGCCAGAAGAATGCACGGAGCTTGCTGATTATTTTATATTTGAAACTTCGCTTAATATACAAATCAATTATTTTTCTAAAGAACATATTCGAGGCACGAAAGCCATCGTCTCCATACTCTGCAAACTGCCTAAAACAGTGCGTAGAAAAAAGGATATCATGCCATAAATAGGCCAGCCTTGCCGGATACCAATCTGAGCTTGCAATTGGAGTTGATGCCTTGTCAGTTATCAGCCCTGCAAATGCTTTCAATGTAATCCAAAACTTTTTCCATTTACGCCAGCCTTTAAGTTTAATCTTAATCAGGAATTTATCCACAACATTATTCTGCAATACCCACAACTGGGTAATGTCAGTATAGCAAGGCACTGGCTTGCTCGATGTGTACCGTTTAAAATTTGGCGTTTCACCGGGAATGTACTTTATGATTTTAATATTCATTATTGTTTACCCTTAATCCTGTAAAATTTATTCTTACATTCAAAATCAGTTTTCACTAAAATCAAACTCTTGTCTGCCTTATCCATGGCCCCGCCAAAGTGATCACATTCTGGACAAGGATCTGTCAGTTTGCCGCTCAAAAAATCATCTGATAACTTCAATAGCCTTGCCCATTGCAATTTGTATACACTCCACTTTGCCTTGTCCGGCCAACTTTTAGGTTTGTCCAATTCCCTGTTTAGCTCAAATAACCAGTGTCGGTTTTTATTATGCTGACCACGTTTTAAAGCCGATGAATACTTTTTAGCTGTGGTTGTCACATCGCTATCGTTTGGCGTCCGCTTAAGGTACACAAACAGCATTGCGGTGCATTCAGTTTCATTCCATGGTGTAGTTTCACCAAAACAGGAACGCGCCAATATTAGGCCATCGTCTCTAGTCTCCCCCGCTGACAAATATTCAATCGTAGCCAGAAACAACCCGAAAAATATCAGAGCTGCTATTAAGTTTTTAATGCTGTTTTTCATCTGTGCACCTCATATTCCAGCCCATCGTCAGTCATGATGTATGTTAATAGTTTTTCGCTTGTCTCGCTATCGTACATGATTGTAAAATCGTCATACATTTGACAGTAGCAGGATTCTAAAGCCATTCCATGATTCTGACCCAAAATTACCCTAAGGGCATTGTCTGTTAGCTTTCTATTTTCAAATGGGTTGCCTTTTGTATTCCACTCAATATTGTATTTAATTCTGTTTTTCATTTTGAAGTCCAATCTCGGCATGTGCAACGTTTGTTTTTTCGCAAGCATTCATCAAAAATTTCAACCTTGCCGTGCAATGAATCGAAGGTAAGATTTGAGTTAGGGTTGCAAATATCCACGCCATCCTGTCGCTCTCGCCACACACAATTGATACACCCTGAATTTCTTTTTTTCTTTGTGAACCAGGTTCTCATCATCTACCCCCGCTCTTGTCAAAATTATACTCCCCAATTCTCATAGCATGCAGTTGGCGCTTGGTTTGCGGATTAGACCCGATTTCACTGAGGCCACTGGAATACATTTGCTTCGATTCCATATACTTAACGATATCATCATCCTCCCTGTCTTGTGCAGCCTTAATCAGAACGTCACAAACTGGGCACCGTGGAATGCCATCATGATTAATCATATCAGTTTTGTAAGCCTCGCGGCCACATATGCAAATAACTTGCTCACGGGTGCGCCTCTCATCCTTATCAGCTCTTGCATTAGCTCGACATACAGGACAAAGTTTAGAATCCTTTTTCTGACCCTGAACGCGGGTGTAGGGTTTGTTGCAATCTTTGTTTTGGCATGTGTTCATTTTGATCGCCTTTGCTCTGTGCACTCTTTCGATGGCATCTCTTCAAGGTAATCACCGCTTACCATGCACAGTGAACCGTCATAATAATCGTAATAGGGGCAAGACTGGCCACAATAAGCACTTGCATTCTGGTACATGCAAAGCTTGAGCCGGTCAACCTCTTCTGATAAGGTTAAGTTCTGTTTTTTTAGATTATTCTTTTTCATATTATCCCCTTTGTGAACGATCTACTATTCTCAAGTTCTATTATTTTGTTAGCTTTCCTGAGCGCCAACTTTATAGACCTGTTAGTTTGTCGTCTTATCCTTTTTAGTGTGTCAGCATCGGCAAACTTAAAGATGTTTAAATTTCCTCTCTTGTTATTACACTTAAAACATGAGGTGATGAGATTCCAGTGCTCATCTTTGCCACCACTCGAAACCGTCTTAATGTGGTCTACTGTCCTCATTTCAGAGCCAACGCTTCTTAGATTAGCACAGCAATAAACGCACTCGAATTTATCCCTGATATATATCGCAAGCCTTTTATTTTTACTTATCATGGTTTATTATCTTCGATTGGACATTGTAGCAGCGACCCATCCACATTTTCCACGTGCTTTCTGTTCTTAGCCCATTTTCAATATAGATTGATTTATATCTTAATGGTAATAGCTGTTTAAAATACCAAATAATTTTATTCATAACTTCCCCTTTTCATTTTCAAAATGTCCAATAAAATCCGCCTTCAAACCCTGCTTTCTAAAGCTTAACTCTCTCTCAGTCATCCGTTTGAATCCATCTATTCCACCCATTTTACCGACTGCAGCTTTTTCAATATCTGTTAAAGGTGCATTTGGATTCCTAATTCTAGTCATGATGTGCTCCCATGCTATATCATAATCCTTCCCCTGTTGCCCTTTCTTGCCCTGTGGATTGGAAGCGGGTAGCTCATGCACTACTATGTCCTTCCAATTGCGGTCTATGGCCTCTTCGATGGCCTTGTTAGCGTCCGGTACTTTCTTGAGCTTGTTAATATTACCCTGCAAAGCACGTTCTGTAATTTTGGTTTTCATTGCTATTTTGTGATCAATCCACTCTTCCCATGTTTTTTCGTTAATCCCAATCATGGAATAATTAGACAGGAACTCAAGTGCGAATGCACGGTCTTTTGTTTTACTTTCTTTATTTATTTGTTTCTTTTCTTTATTGTTTTCTTTATTTATAGCATTGCTTTGCACTTGCGTTGCATCTGCTAAGCATTGCGTAACATCTACAGTGTGCACTTTTTTTATGTCGAAGGACGAAACAAAAGAATCGATCAATTTAAGAGATTCCATAGTGTAACATTCTTTTTTACCTGCAAAATTAAGAGATGGCGTGTACCTGTAATCCTGAAGTAAAGTATTGAGCTCTATTTCTACAGACAGGCAATCATCAGAAAAGAATTGTTTTAAGACGTTGTATTTGTATGGAATACGTCCAGAATATCTTCTTGATATGTACTCTTTTGTCATTCCTACTTTTACAAATTTCTCTCCGTTCCCTTCGCAGGATATAATGTACGCTTGAGGCAGACTGTCTCTTAGTTCTCCGGTGGATACTAGGATGTTATCTTTACTGTGCCATCTTGCTTTGGCTCCCTTTTTGGCTTTCTCAACTCTTTTATCCTTGAGCTCCATGCGCCTGTTTAGTGACTCCGATCTAAACATGGAATTGTTAATACTGAATAGGTTGTAGTTCATTATTATATCTTTTATTTTACCGGGATCTCCGTGTAGTGCAAACGCTACTAATTCACAATTGAGCTCCATAACATAATCAGTACTCTCGCTTAGCATCTCAACTATTCCCCAGTAAAGCCCGTACCCTTCCCATCCCAGTGACATACGCAAGCTAATGATTTTCTCGTCATTTCTTGCATTGCTATCGTGGGAAAAATAAAGAGCGTGTTTAGTCATTTTGCACCTCTTCTGTATCGTCAAAGTTATATTTCCCCATGCCTGTTATCTTTATGATCCCATACTTTCTAGGGTTATCGAGTATCTTGTTACCGTGTCTAATGTTTTTGATAATTCCAATAATAGTTAGCAGTATTTTCAATTTGTAGCCTCTAGTTCCATCTTAGCCTTTAATGCTAGAACTTCATCCCTCTTAAATGTCGCCCCGTCTCTGCCAATATAGCATATGATGGCCCGTATACTAATCAGCTCCTCCAGTTGACATAGTGAAATGCCAAGGGTTCTAAGTGTTTCTAATTCTGTCATTTTATTCTACCCTTGCCCCTTTTTATTAGAAATTAAATGTCTTTAGCTCGTAATATTGCTCGAATATCTCACCAACAGTATCATCTGATTCATAGATCATCTTTGCCAAGTTATAGCCCTTCACTTGTTCATTGGTTGGTTTCCAAACATAGTCTGCTTGGGCAATTATTGTTACCCCGTCAATTTCGTCTTCTATTACGATGCTTTTTCTGTCTTCTGATATTTTAAAATCTTTCATTTTATTTCCCTTTGTTATTGCGTTCATGCTTTAGGGTAATGCAACACATGTGCCAACGTTTAAACCTCGTAATCATTGACCTTTTCTCTATCTAAAATATCAAAACTGTTGCAAAAAATACCACATAGAAACTGACTTGCGTAATCATTAACCTTTCTTGTTGCAAATTTAACACACTGTTGTATATATATTGCCACATTCACCGTTTTGCATATCCCGTGCCAACCCGCACCCCAGTGTCAAGCTATTTTAAAATTAAAGTTGGTTATTTTTTGGGGTTAGAATAATTTCTGTTGTCTGCTGTTTTCGTAGATCCGATTAGATGCAATCCTAAAATAATTATCATCTAATTCTATCCCGATGAAATTGCGATCTGTATTGTGGCAGGCA